TTGAAGTGTAATTTTTTAAGATGTTTAAAATTTAGTTTTGTTTCAAAGTGGTTACCTTTTTGAAATTTTCTACCAATTTGATTTAGTCTAGCGCTATCAAAATTCAACTCATTGGCCCACATACTGCTGTTTTTAGCATTACACATAATACATGCTGAATTACAGGCCCAAGTAGCACTGTGATCTAAGCCTCGTAATTGAAGTTGTGTATCTGTGACTTCTTCAAATTCAATTGCACTTTGTCGACGACTTTTCAATCCCACCTTTTCTGCGTCCCAACATCTTTGACATTCTGTGGGTTGATTTCCTTTATCAAATTCCTTTCGCAATTTAGTAAGGTATTGACTGTTTTCAAAAGAAAACGTGTCAACTGCTTCAATGGCTGTGTGGGATTGACAGCACGGCGCGATTCTTACGTGTGTATCGTTCCATCGATCAACAAACAGTCCATGATATATTTCAGGACAGTAATTTTTTAACAAGACTCTTTTTCCTTAATTCTATTTTGATTCGACTGGTCTCACGTGCCTGAAGTATGGTCAACAATGTTGCCAAACGTCCGTATTTTACCACAGCATCATTGACGTCTTTACATGTATCCCAATTAGGAATGCTAACCGACCAGCCCAATTCCAAAGCACGATCAATCAATTCAATACCAGCTGTGTCTTGATCTGGCACCAGAATGATCTCTCGACCAAGGTTTCTAATCAGTCTGGCCTGAGCATCGCTGACAGTGTTGTGCATCACAGCCACACCACCTATGCTTAAGGCATCAAAAATGCCTTCCGTCACTAACACATACTGCCAATCAGAGTGTTGCTGATCAATTCCAAATACATAACCTGGTTGACTGTTGCTGATATACTTGGGTGCTCGATTATCCAAAAATCTCACAGTATAGCCCACCATGGCATTGTCAAAGCTAAATGGTATCAGCACAAATGGTCTGGTCCAGTGTACTCCGTCATTTCTTATGGCTGTCATGGCTGGAAAATCTTCAGGCACACATCGGTCTCTGAGATATTTCCAATACAACGGCAACTCTGGCGTAATCAACTCACAGCCTGGCGGAAAGTCATCAAATTCTTTGAATTCTATATTGCTTACTGAATTGGCTGTTTTGATTCGATCATCCAATATACCATGTACACTGCGATGTCTCAGACTTTCCAAATTTAGTTGTTCAATTTCTGATTCTGGAACACTGAGAGTCTGGAGCAATGATCTAGCACGGTATGTGACAGATCTACCCAATACAAAGCTAGCTTTGGTACCGCAATTGAAACAATGATAGGTCCAACTTTGATCGTTGAATTTTATACCGCCGCGACTTCTTCGATCATTACAACAGGGCGCATTGAAACTGATCCATCCTGACGGAGTCTGTTTGCGTTTAACAGGCAGATAACCAAGGATGTCTAGCATCCTCTCATTATAGCAGGATCTATGGCGGAAATCAACTTGTCTGCGATCATTCTGTGTCCTTGTTCATTGGGATGACCGCCAGGCATGATCAATTGCCTACGTTGGTTAGCAGGATGATCCCTGAACCACATTGTGGTGGCAAAGTTGGGCCAGATCATGGTCGGTAAATCCAGTGTTTGATCAGCAGGCATGATGTGAAATTGCATCATTGGTATGTTGTGCCTGGCAGCTTGACCATCAAAAAACATAGCAGTTTGAATATAATTCAATCTACATAGTTCGGCACAATTGGTCAGCACCAAATGACGTTTGCTGAGATCTCTAAAGGGTTCTGGCACCACTGAACTACCATACTCAACCCAGGTGCTGTGAACAAACTTGTTCCACGGAGGATCATTGGCAAAGCTTCGATGATTGGGATTGTAAAAACTCAATCTATCGCTGTCAGTGTGCGCAACCAGCACCAAACAGTCTTGTGGATTTGGTTCGTGTTCAAACCACCATAGATAAGTCCACACTGAACTTTGTAAGCTGCCGCCAGCTATGCCAAAGTTTTCTGTGGGCACACCATAGTGTTGTCCCAGCAGGCCCAAAAAGCAATTGGTCTGTCGATATGGGTCATTTTGCGTCCAGCAACTGTGAGCATCTGGCCAACGTTTGGGCAATTCTGGATCCAACAACTCGTCGCCATACATCCACGAGTCGCCGAACCCTACAATTTTTTTAAATTTCATCGATAAATGATATCAGTAATAAATCCGGTGTTGATTTGAACTGTGGCCGCAAGATTGCCCGAAGGCGGTATCACGTAGCCACTGCCACCGTTTATTACATTTATCTCAGCAACACTGCCACCTGGTCCTAATATTGCCACTGCTTCGGCACCAGCACCTGTGCCGCCAATGGACACCTTGGGTGCCGCCAAATATCCGCTGCCCGCATATGTTACTTCAATGCTGTCCACAGTACCGTTGAGCACAATGGCATTGGCTGTGGCTGCTGTGGCAGCATAGTTTCCGTTGTACTGATCCACAGCCAATCTGATCAAGGGATGATAGCCTTCCACATTGATGTACACTGTGTTGGACTGATCATAGTAACTGAATACATTGCCCACATTGTACCACAGAGCTTCGTAATCTTCAGCTGCTTCGGCTTTGATGTTGCCTGTGAAATGATCCATTTCTAGTTGAAATGTGGTCAGACTGGCACCATTGGTAGGCACATGACTGCTGTAGCGCTGGACATTGACATTGATATTACCAGCATTGGGCGGCAAGGCCCAGTCAGGTGCTTGGCTGGGCTGTACATTTTGTGGATAGTTCACAGGTCCGTAAATGTTTGGTATGGTCAGGGTTTGACTTTGTTCAAACGCAGGAAACACTGAATCCACAATGTCAACATCAGCTCTGCCTTGGGCCTGCGCATTCACAAACACAGTCTCATATAGATTGCCACTGAAGCGTTCAATGCTATAGCTGGCTGGCTGAGTTGGCAATTCAGTGCTGTCTGCTGCCAAGATTGTGGCTTTGGCCCGCCCAGTGGCGGCATTTAAAGTTACCAGTTCTGTTTCATACAGCAGTTCGTCGCCGGCCAAGTCAATGAGTCTAAAGAAAAAAGTGCTGCCAGTGATGTTCACAGGTTTTTGATCTTGATTCACAAACTCAAACAATATTACGTTGTCTACACCTTTGTTGATGGTTAATTTTTTAGCGTACACAGGATCCCACCTCCGTTGAAACACAGCGCCTGCCCCAGAGGTATCGATCAAAAGTACACGCTGAATTTGCTGATATAAATATGCTGGGGTTGCGTACATGAAAAACTCCAACAAATATTTATGGGCAGTACAAGATTACAAAAATTAGCAGAAAAATATCCTTTTATCACTTTGTGTGTGTATGCCAGCAATGAATATGTTGGAATAGTTCAAAATCGTGACGACTCGGTGACCACAATCTACGATTTTGGCATACTGGTTACCAGTGCTGACAAACAAAGATTTTTAGAACTGGCCAATGTTTGGTGGTGGGAATCCAATCGCAGCATACCCATAAACATTTTTCTACGCGGCGAGTGGGACGAATTTCGAACCACACTGCGAACTTTTGCCAACAAAGATCTAGAAATTGTTCAAGGCCATGTGTGTAGCCTGGCCGACATTGCCCGCAAGAAGTCTAAAAGAAAGAGTATCACTTTAGTGAGAAGAGTTGATTAAATTTTCAAGATAAGATGCTGCTTTGGCATGTCCTTGTTCATTGAAATGGCCATAAATGCCGTCATAAAAATCTTTCTGATTGGCTTGAATCAAATCACAAAAATTAGTTTTTAAAAAATTCAATACTTCTGCTCTTTTAACCATTGAATCCAAGATGGTGTGATTGTGAAGATTTAGATTGTTGACCATTGGCCTATGGCTATAAATTAGATGCGGCACACTTAAACTTTTCAAGTAGCCCGACAACATTACAACGTCAGTTGCCAAATTTAATATTTCAGCAGTTTCATCAAAATATTTTAAAAACCAATCACCATAAGGTCGTAAATGATTGTCTTGAGTATTTGGCTTTATACTCTGGAAAAAATCTTCATCAATCATCATAGGGTCCTGCGGGTCCCAATTTTCTCTTACATTTTTTTCTGTTCGCACTGTCTGAGTGAGAGATATTAACACAAATGTATCTGAATCAAAACACATGCTGTCTTTGACAGTGGTTCTAATTATCCGTCTATTACAACATCCGGGCATTCCTTTGTTAACAATATTGGTCTTTAATTTTTTTGCTAAAATTGACGGATAAAGATTGTCATTGTTAACAGTATGATCTGATACAAAAGAACAGCCATTGACATATAAAGTTTTCATTTATTGATTAAATTCATGTGTAGGGTTACTAATGCCGCATACGAGATTGCATGACTTTTCTTAAAAGAGTACCCGCGACTACCATCTCCGTTCCATACCGAAGCAAATACTTCTGACCAAGGCTGGCGTTGTAAATGTGCTTTGCCTGGTCTAATCACAGAAATAAACGCAGCCATTCTGGTAATTGAGTCTGGACGCATGTCTGCCAGTAGATCAGTGTAGTTGCCCACATGTACCAACTGCGATGCCCAAGCTGGATCTGACCACAGTCTTGACCATGGAGGTTCAGTGGCCAGCATTTGTTGATAGTGAGCAGGGCTGGTTACCAAACTGTACACACTCATATTCAGTATGTCAATTTTGAAATATCCACGCGATTCAGCAGTTTCATGATCAATAGCAGCACATTGCGCCATTGGATCGGTGGGAATTTCTGTAACATAGATGCCTGAATTGTGTCGACGTCCATTGCTGAGTCGTGCTGGTACATGCTGTATCAGCTTTAGCACAGCATCTCTGTCTGGTACGTCAATGTCAATGTCGGCACTCATATTTGAATTATAGCTACAATACCAATGTAAGTCAACTGATGTGCCAATTGATCCAGGCCAAGATGCTGCCAAAACTGTGGCGTGCGTATGTCTTGATTGCCCCAATTCATCTTGATCCAGTCAATGTGATAGTGTGCCACAAAATCCAACAGCGACAACCACAATACCCATGACAGATCAATGCCCATGATTGTCAACACCAGGCCAGTGGTCACTCCATGTTTGACACTGTGCTTGGCCCCGCGCCAGTCAAGATACTGCCCTTTCCAACGTATTTCTTCATCAGTTTGAAGCACAAAATCTACCAACCAGTGTTTGATTTGTAGCAGCACCAACAAAGAAAAAATTAGATCCATTTTACCAACCTGCTTTGACCAAAATTTCTTGAGCGTAGGCTTGATCTCCGGTCCGATCCGCAAATTTCTTTTGCCATATGTCAGCATCAATATAAGACCAAATCATTTTGATCTGTGTGGGATCAAGGTCAGTCAAAAACTTCTGTCCCGATTCTGAATTGTAAATTACCCAGGCCGAAATTCGACCAGTGGTCACAGCATGACACAAAGCGTTGCGATTGCCATAACGCACACAGTCATGCGCAGGATTGCCAGTTTGCTCTGCCCATTGAATTCCGTATTCAATGGCTCTGGTCAGTGCGTCCGACACTGCTTCAACACGAAGATATTCCACAAGATATTCTGTGTACACAGTATCCAAACACCAACGATCAATTTTTTTGTTGTTCTTCAGCAACCATTCTAGAAATCTAGCTGGTGCTATCACTCGCACATCCACACAGTATCGTCCCCATTTTACAAAAGCACGATAGTAAGAACTGCGATCAAAGTCATCGTGTGTTTTGAGTCGGGCTGACCCTTGTGTATATTCATAGAACTTCAAATAGCCCTGAAACGCCAAAATTACACCTGGTTCAGATCGCTGTTGAAAACGCAGTTTGGGTTCACACAAGTGAACTGACAGCGAGTTTTCTTTTTGAAAACTTTTTTGACAAAATTTACATTGATGCGTCATTGATCAGGATTGCCAAGATCTTTTTTGTATTGTTCAATATCTTTGTTGTCTGTGATTTCTGACAGCACAGTCAATTCGTCTTCGCGTAAATGCGGAAACAGGGAAGCCAACTGTTTTTGCTTGGCATTGGCTTTGGCTTTTTTGGGACTGATCCAATTGTGCCTGGGTGTGCCAAGCCCTGGACTGGCTGCTGTGGCCATCAACCACTGAAGTTTGGGATGTTTGCTGACTGTGAAAAAATGTCGATTGAGATAGTGATTGACACTGTGAACATAGTATTCCTGTAATTCGCGACTGCCATCCACACAACTGCCCCAGCGTATCATGAGATAAGTGCTAAATTTTTTCTTTTCTTCAGATGTAAGTTGATCAAAAAAGCTTCGATTTTTTTGATCCATCTGCCGCATTTCATTGCCAATGTTAAGCTTGTCACTCATGGTTTTTCTTTAGATTATACAGCACAAACAATTGTTCCAGCAACTGTTTCATGGCCAGATCTGACTCGCACATGGTCAATACGTCATTGATATGATTCATGTAATAGCGCTGTTCCCTGTGTGCCTGTACTTGTGAATCATAGCCAACCAATTGTCGCTCACTGCTGCCAAACTCTCTGGCATAGATACGACCATTGGCTCGTTCGTAAATGTAAGTGGCTCCGGGTTTCAAACTACCCATGATGTCATTACCATGCTCGATTGTAGTCTACAATTTCGCAATTGCGACTGATGTCTTTGACAAAGTACACACATGGTGGGTTGGGATCGTCGGTAAGTGGCACACACAGCATCTGACCATTTTTTAGTTTGGGCGCATACCATGCCACTTCTTGATACACATCCACAATTTCTATTCGAGGAAAGCTGGGTCGGAAGCTGCTGAGTGGATTGAATTCAAACACAGAAAATCCTCGGTCATTGACTGCTGTCAAAGACAACATTTCAAGGTCACCAAGATCGTGTTCGCCGATCAAGATCTGCCAGTCTAGTGGCATGCGAATTCTGTGACTGCCTATTTGCAGTACAAGAGCCGGAGCATTGAAGCTTTCTAAAAATATCAGTGGTATGTAGTGATAGTCTGGATTGGCAGGATCAGAATTGTCTAAGATGGCAAATCTCATGTCATCAACTTCTTCTGGAAGGCTGTCGAGCTCGTAGGCGCGATTATCGAGGGTCAGTATTCTCATGATCTCATTATACATTGATAGCGTAACAAACGCAATTTATTGCCACTCTAATTTGTCCTGAGTGAAAGGGTAGTTGGCTTCTTTGTAGTAAGCCTTGCGTTTGGTCAAGTGTCGTTTTGAGAATTTACACGTGGAGGTAACATCCCAGATTTGGACATGGTCCTTATCCTCAGCCTTACGGATTCCGCGTCCAATGCTTTGTATAACCCTAACAAAGCTCTTTCCGGGTTCCACCAAAACCAGATTAAAAATCCTAGGGATATTAATACCCACAGCGGCCACACCATAAGTCGCCACAATAATCTTGTCGCTAGATTCCGCCACTTCATCATATTCATCCTGTCTGTCCTTGGCCTTGGTTGCTCCAGATACAAATACTGCTCTATGCCCCAGTCGCTGAACCAAGGCTTGCCCTGCAGCCACACGATCAACCAGTACCAATGTGTTGCCAGTTTCGTTTACATGCTGTACCAGTTCAGCCATAGCATCCAGTCTGCCAGGTTCCTCCAGCAGATACTTCAGTTCGCTTTGATAGTTGGTATATTCAACATGATCTACCAACTGAACAATGTTGACATGACACTGCGCCAGCACGCCTTGTTGTTGTAGTTCGTTGGCAGTGAGTCGGCCAATCACAGGGCCCAGGCTTACATGTAAGGCTTTGAACTCAAAGGCTTCTTTGGGCACAGTGCCAGTAAGCCCCCAACGAATGGGCACATGACTCATCACACCTGTCAGCAGGCTTTTGAGTGCGTCAGCTTTGGCCATGTGTACTTCATCCACAATCACACAGACCACACCTTCGATGAAGTCGCCAATGGTGTCGGCAGCAGTGCCGTTTTTGGTATTTTTGAGCAGAACATTTAGACTTTGCCAGGTACAGATGGTGTGCTGATGCCCGTGCTCTTTACGATCGCCAAAGTAAACACCCACATCTAGGCCTACGTTGCGATAGTCTTTTTCTGTTTGAGTCACAAGACTCTTGTTAGGCACAATCACAATTGATCTGCCATAAGGTTCTACTGCGGCGCTAAGAGTGGCAGTCATAATGGTCTTGCCAGCACCAGTGGCCACTTCTTGAATACACTGCGGATTGGACAAAAAGTTGTTGACAATCTCTACCTGATAGTCACGCAACATCACAGGTTCACCAGCAGCAGGATGTCCAGTGGGCCAGGATCGATCAGCCCAGTGCTCTTCGGTCACACTTTTGAAATCAAAAGTTGTGGTGTATGTGCGTTGGTCGTCCAGTTCAATGTCGTAGTTCTGACTTTCCAGCACTGGCAGTATTTCGGGCAGCAGGTTGGTGTAAGTACTTCCACCCATTTGAAAAAAGGCTACTTTGCCATCCCAACGTCCCAGTCTCACTGCCGGCAGGTATCTAGCATAGGGCACATCGTATTTGAATTTTTTTACTAGGTCGCGACGAGTGTCAAGATCTAATCCTTCTATTTTGATATTGACTTCATCTTTGATAACAATAGTGGCCTGTTTCATTCCAGTGATACCTGATGTACCCATTGTCTTGACGCAAGATTGGTCAACAAATCATTCCTATTGCCGTTGTATTCAAGTTCAGCCACAGGAAATCGCAATGGTTGTGCTTGAACATTATACACACTTTCTATTCCACGAGCAACAAAAAAATTGTGATGTAGATCTATATATTTTTGTATTCTATCAAATTTGGTTGTTAGATTGTAATCAAAAAATTGAATGTTGAAATCGGCACTGTAATGACTGAAAGGTATGAACGCATCATCGCTGATGTATTGGTCGTTGTCAAACTCAAGATCCTCAAGTGTTTTGCCTATTTCGCAATAGTTAAGATACACTGTACCAAAACTTATTTGATTGGTACCATACGTAGATTGAAGTTGGCGATCCAATGTATGAGTTTTGGGCATACCAAACCATGTACAGACCAATCTAGGACTGTTGCCTCGCATTACACTTTCACAACGATGAACACACAGATTCAGTTCGGCCAATGCTTTGCGAACTGATTGCGGCGCTTCGTGCCAATATTTGGTATTCTGTTGATCCAACAATCCATGATATTGCTCAAACACATGATGTAGGTAATTCAAACACTCCTGTGAATATTCAAATGGTCTGTCTATGATCTTTATGTGATCATTTATTGTGTTGATACATTGTAAAATTTGTATCTGTGCTCGATCACGCTCTTGCTGCTCTGAGCCGAATCCATAGAATCGGTCTGGATGATCCAATGGCCATGATGTTCTTTTAGCCATTCGATCTACCCAAAGTTCAGCTATGGGTGTAGATTTGATACGAAAACTCAGTTCAAAGTCTGCTTTGTGTCCAAATACCAATCGCAATATTGAAAACATACAATATATATACCACAACATTTATAGTCAAAAAAACAGGCACTGCTGTGCCTGCGAAAATGATCGCGGAGTTGGCTAGTTGCGATCAAGATTAGTTATCATGCAAACTGAACACCATCGCTGAGCGTATGCCACACTCGTTGTTTTTCGTGGTAGCGAGCCATTCCAGGCCAATCCGCAGTATAGATGCTGAAACCGTATTGCACACGATGGCACCAAGTGTTCCACTTCTTGTTCAAGTGTCCGCCAGCGCCGCCACCTGTGCCAGTGTGGGCACGTTGACGACCGGTGCGAAAGCTGCCGTGTGAGAATAGATCACTGCCCAGATAGATGTAGTCAAACTCTTTGGGCCAGCGAACCAACCACTCAATGTTACCATGCCAGCCAGGGTAACCCTGTGGTGCTCCTTCGTCACGTCCGCCCCAGTTTGTGACACCGTTGTGTGGGCATGAGTGTGTGTTGCTGACCGAGTCACTCCAGCGCAGATCAAACTTGGTGAATTCCAAGATTTCAGGGCAGGGCATGACAGTGGCCGTTTTGCCACGGCCGATTTTCTTTCCAACACTGTCCCAGTCGCGTGGATCACCTGCGGCTGCTTCGGCCCAGAACAGATGCTGGTTGTCAATCACCATCTGCGCCCATTGCTCAAGACTCTGCTCACGGTTGTACATTTCGGTCCACACAGCGTCCTTGGCCTCACGATCCAGCCGCAGCTTCTTTTGAGCCAAGCGATAGCGTGCCAGCTTGCGCAGGTGAGCTTGATACTTTGATTTGTCCTCAAAGATCTTGCCGTCTGCTTCGCTTTTCCATGCTGTGATTTGTGCCATGATGTTGCTCCTAAATCTAGAGCACTGCTATACAAAAAATCAAAAATGCAATGAATGGATGCCCAAAAAACAAGGCCATCAAGGCAAGTAAAGTGCCAAAAAAGGCCTTGTCGCTGCTCATGTCAGTCTTGTTTCACACACACCCAGCGGGTGTTTTTGGTTGTGGTCTTGGTCAATGCTTCACTGGCTCGCCCAGCTGTCTGACATGTAGCTTCATTGCGAAATCCTGGCACCGATGTCAGTGCCATTGAGTCAGCATTGCTCAGCGGACCAGCATGAACAAACAGAATCAAAATCCAATTCATGCTGTGCTCCTTAGGCTGCTTTCATGCAGGTAGTCTCTGCCAGGCGCTTCCAGTTCAAGACACTGAGTTTGCGCAGATCCGCAATCTTCAGCGCCATGCGCAGACTGACTTCACGCAGACGATCTTTGTTGACATTCATAAAGTCAATGATGTCGTCTTGTACCGCAGGCTCAAAATCATAGTCTGCGAACAGCACGCCATCTTTGGCAATCTGACGGATACGCAGGAGCTTGTCACGCATGGTGTCCAAGGTCAGATCCAAGTAGTGGCAGCGGCTTTGGAGAGCATCCAAGTGATCGCGCAGCTTCTGACTCTTCATGGTATCGAACTTCAAGTTGGTGATGAAAATCACTGAACCCTTGAACTCAAACTGATCTGGGATGCCTTCGCGACGCAGAGTGGAACTCTCACTCAGCCAAGAAATCTTGCGCTTCTTGCCAGAGTCCAGAGCACCCTTCAGCAAGTTCAGTGCCACGTCATCCAGCAAGATGCTGTCGCAGTCGTCAAACACAACCACACAGTTGGTATCACTGTATTTGTACAGAGTCTGATACAGGCCAATAGGAGTGGCACTGCCTTTGACAACTTCAGCTCGCAGTCGTTTGCCAGCCATTTTGTCGAACAGAGTGGCCTTGTCAATTTCTTGCTCAACACCGTAGCTCTTGCCCACACCAGGAGGGCCCGACACAATCATGGCGCGGATATCGCCGCTGACACATGCTTTGGTCATTTCAGTGAGAATTTCAAAACGCTCACGAATACGATCCATGGCTTGCTCATCAGTTTCAACCGCAGCCACAGGC